AGGACTTTAATTTTGAAAATGCAGGAACCGCTGACAATAACAATGTCAACAATTCTATCAAGACATTTTGGAACGATGCAGGTGTAAGTTCTATGATTTTTGGGGACGAAAACAAAACCTCTGCTACGCTGAATGTATCAATCAAAGCCGATATGCAGATAGTTTTTAGTCTTGCAAGACAGATTGAAAGAAACATCAACAGACTATTAAAGAAATACGCCACAAAATACAAGTTTAAGCTCAATTTCCTTGACATTACTTATTATAACAAGGACGAGCTTGTAACTCAGTATCTCAAACTGGCACAATCAAGTCTGCCAATGACTACCATGGCTTGTTCTGCGGCTTCTTTGTCGCCGATTGATATGATCGGAATGAACTATCTTGAAACAGATGTGCTGCATATCCATGATAAACTACGAGCGCTTTCAACATCATATACTCAATCCGGTGAAAGTAATGGTGCTCCAACTGTTGAGGAAAGAGAAGTCCAGTTGTCAGACGCGGGAGAAAAAAGCCGTGATAATGAAGTAAACAAAGAATATTAAAGGTGATTGATATGGACAACAACAAGAAGTTTATAATTGCCGTCAAAGATGAGGTCGCGGAAGAGCTTATCAATTTAGGGTATCAGTTATTTACAAAAAGTGGAAATACATACTTTTTTGTTAATGCTCCCAACAAAAACTCTGATGTGAAATTACATGACGTAGTTTTTACAGATAAGGTCTTCATGTGAACCGGAAAGGGGGTTCCCATGAATGGTCAGAACATCATTCCTGTGACATACTCCGTCGATGAGGGATTTGATAATGACAAGTTTCTTAAACTCAGATTGAGGGTGTGTCACGATGCGCGAAGTCTAAATAATACAAGATTTTTAACTACCGCGCTTGAAAAAGCTAAGGAATCGAGCGCTAATATTCCCATTCTCGCTCACATACTGGAAAATGATAATGGCGAATTGGAATTTGGCGAACACGATTTTGTTATTGAAGAAGATAGATATAATCCTGATAAGTACAGACAGATCTTTTTAGAACAGCCTGTAGGTGTAGTCCCCGAGAACAACAACTACGAGGTTGTCGAAGAAGATGGTATTTCCTACGTTTATCTTGACGCTTATATATGGAAGGGTTATTCAAACTACTGTATCGACATTCTTGAAAACAGCGACAGGATAAAGCTGTCTATGGAAGTTGATTTCTATGATTATAAGTACAGTCGAGAGGAAAAGTGTTATCTTATCAATGATTATAGATATACGGCCATCACTTTGCTTGGTGGGGATAATCGCCCTGCAATGCAGCGTTCGGGTGGTACTATCGTCAACTATAGCGTCGCTGATGAAAAAATCGGCATCGTATCGGTTGAGGAAATATGCAGCGAAATATCAAAGGTATTTTCTGCAAAAGAAGAAACAAAGAAAGGAGAGGATGAAATGAACTCTGAAACAATTCAGACAATACTTGACGAGCTTGGCGTAACAAGAGGCGAACTTGATTTTGAGATCACAGATGATATGACCGAATCTGAGCTTAGAGCAAAGATCAAGGATTATCAGGACAGAAAGGCTGCCGATATGGAAGAGGAAGCAAATAAGGCAAAGAACAATTCCACAGGCGAGAACGAAGAAGATTCGCCCGCCGCTGACTATTCTGCCTCGGAGAATCCCGTATCTGCGGACGAGGGAGAACGCAAGGGTGAACCTATAGCCGAGAGATATTATTCGGCTGATTCTCATACTATCAAGTTTTCTATGTCCGATGAAGACAAGAGAATCGCGATCTATAACGCTTTGCTCGATGCCACAGATGATGAGTATTGGATAATTCAGACTTATGAGAATTATGTTATAGCACAGTCGTGGCTGGATGGAAAGTTCTATAAGATAGGCTATACCAAGTCGGATAATTCTGTTTCTATCAATGACGGATTTGTTGAGGTGTACAGCGAATTTGTAACTGCGGAGGAAAAGAATGAGCTTGATAACATGAGGAGTAATTATTCTGCTCTCGAAAGCGAAGTAAATGAACTGAAGCAGTTCAAGGCTGATACCGAGGCGGAGCAGAGAAAAACAGCTCTTGAAGAGGTGTTCAGTATGTTCGATTCGACGCTTGCAGAATGCGAAGATTACTCCGCGCTCAAAGAATCGAATGCAGAGTATTCCGTTGAGGAGATTGAAGAAAAGTGTTACGCAATGGTCGGCAGAATGAATACCAATTTCTCTGTCAATGAGAATGATGGTGTTGTTCGCGTAAGCTATAGCGCACACTTTGATAACGAAAGAAACCTTGATACAGAAAAGAAGCCTTATGGCGGACTGTTTGAGGTTTTTGGCAACAAGTAATTATTTATAAAAAAAGGAGGAAAGCAAAATGGCAAATACAAAGTATGCAGTAGTGCGCCTTGACAGGATGACCGGCACAGATGACGGCTCGAAGCTCCTGTCGGCTCGCTATTATGAAGGCTCCGGAGCTACCGAGGCTCCTGCTAATATTGAAAATGGTTCGGTTGTACATATTACCACAGAACTGCTTGACAGAGAGGTGTTCAAGGTAACTGCTCCTACAGCTGCTGATACCCTCAAGACTATTGGTCTTGTTGCTTCGGTAGAGATGAAGAAGGATGGTCTAAGCAAGTTTGATCAGATCAACGAATTTATTAACGAGGCTGACGGCGAGCCTGCGAGAGTTTATCTTATGGAGACAGGCGATATTTTCTCTGTTACTGCGGAGGCTATCAATGGACTTCCCGCTTCCGGTTCGACCAAGGGCAAGTTCGTAAAGCTGGGTACTACTACAAAGTGGGAGTATGCCGCGACCAATGCTGATGCTATCGCGGACATTATCGACGAGGAAATAATCAAGAACCTCAAGCTCTATGTTCTTAGAGTTAGGTAATTAAATAAATAGGAAAGGAGACGAAATATTATGGCAGAATATACTACTGAAAATATTGTTCAGCTTGCGGTTGATTCGTACAAGGGAAAGCCCATTGGTGAATACTCCGTAAGTGATTCGATGGAAGTACTGAGAAAGGCATTCGTTGAAGCAAATAACGGTTCGACCAAGCTGAATATCAGAGATATAAGAGATGGCAAGTGTAAGGGGCTTTTCAGTCTTGTGGAAACTATCCTTCAGAAGACAGTTATCGAGGGCTTTAAGGGCGACGAATTCTTCAACGCTCTTGTTGAGTTCAAGTCTACTGCGCTTGGCGACGAGAATGATTTCTATATTGAAGACGACTCTCTGTTCTTCGTATCCGAGGTTGCAAGAGGCACTCAGGGTATCCGCAGACAGAGATTTATGAATGGCGAGCATATTCGTATCAAGACTTCGCCCAAGGTTGTTAAGATTTACGAGGAACTTGATAGGGTTCTTTCGGGCAAGGTCGATTTCAATTACTTTATTGACAAGGTTGCAGAATCTTTCAAGAAGGCAATTCTCGAACAGTGCTACGCCGCTCTCAGCAAGGTCGTTGAGGCTGGTTCTGTATACGCGCCTGTTGCGGGTACATATGATGCAGAAAAGCTCCGTGAGGTAATCAATCATGTTGAAGCTGCTACCGGTGCTACTGCAAGAATCATTGGTACAAAGGCTGCTCTTGCAAAGCTCGATATCAAGCAGATCGGCGAGCAGGCTAAGTCCGACCTGTACAACATGGGTTATTATGGCAAGTTCTATGGCACCGATTGTGTATTCATCAGACAGATTCATAAGACCGGCACGACCGATTTTGCGTTTGATGACAATACTATTTATATCATTGCAGGCACGGACAAGCCTATTAAGGTAATGAACGAGGGCGACCCCTTCATCATCATGGGCAATCCTCTTGACAAGGCTGATCTCTCGCAGGAATATATGTATCTTGACAGGTACGGTATCGGCGTTGTTCAGCTTGGTAAGATCGGTGTATACCAGATGACCTAATCAAATCTGTGTTTTATCGGGGGTGTTAATTCGCCCCCGTTTTTGTATTTTATTGAAAAAAAGGAGAATTGGAAATGGCTATAAAGAAGAATGAAAAAATCACAGAGACCGTATCGGAGAAGAGCGTTAAGCCCGAGGTACTTGCCAAGGAAGAAACACCCAAGAAGGTCAGAGTTAGCAAGAGGCGACAGAAGCTCCCTGCTGATATGTTGGTAGAGTGTCAGAACATGACAATGGGAAAGCTCATTTATAAGAGTACGCGGCAGAACGGATATATGATAGTATGGAGCAATCCAGGAGACATAGAAGAGATCGAGCTTTCCGAACTTGTTTCGATGCGCAATTCGCAGATCAGATTCTTTACTCAGAACTGGATCGGAATTGATGATCCCGAGGTAGTGGAGTATCTCGGAATCGGCAAGTATTACGAAGGCGTTCCTGCTTTTGAAGATTACGAGAGTATTTTCTTCCAGCCCATCGATGATATGAAGGTGACGATAGCGAACCTTCCGAAAGGAGCGAAGAAAACTTTGGGAATCAAGGCGGCGGAAATGATAAATGACGGCACGATCGACTCTATGAAAACTGTTAAGTATCTCTGTGAGGCATTTGATCTTATGATTGACGAGTAATGTGGGGTGATTAACATGACAGCCTACACTATTGTCATTGACAAATTTGTCGGCATGATAAGAGAATTCCATTTTACTGCATTAACAGAAGAGGAGCGAGACACCTTGGTTATCTCGCTTATGAATACTGCCTGTGCCAAGTTTTCAGACGATTGCAGACAAGACCTTTCAAAGCGAAACGAGGAGGGTACGGCGTTTGAAGCCGATCTTACCGATGAAGAGATCGACATTATATGTAACTATATGATGTGCGAATGGATGAAACCTTATCTGTATTCTTCGGAGCTTTTGCGAGAACGATTGTCAACCAAAGATTTTAATACATATTCGCCTGCAAATCTTATAGACAAGATGAACGTTCTGTACAAGGACACTGTAAAAAAGGCGCGTTTACTTGCCATCAATTATTCTTATGCTCATAGAAGTTATAAGGATAAACTGCGGGACGTGATATCGTCATGAATAGCAAATATGGTGATATCAGTAACGATGCTTGTTACAATTATACGGTGCGCCTGATTGATAAGTTGTTCAAGATCATTCCATTAAAAGAGGTGCATTCACCAACAGTTGATTCTTATATCGAAGATTTGATTTATGAGTTATGTGGGAACAATGCCATTTTTGAAGAAACCGAATACAATCCCAAGTTGGTAGATATTATCAGCATACTTGAAGCAATCAAGAACGAAGATATGACACACAAGGAGTATCGGCGTTCTGTATTCAAGTGCATTACCATCACCGAACAGCTGAAAGAATATATGAGCGGGGTGATCGACAATGCGAGATAATTGGAATCTGTACGATAAGCTGATAACGGCAGACGGAGCAACTATGCGAGAACGCGAAATCACGCGAGGTCAAAGAGATTATGAGTACGAAAGCCGAGGATCGGGAGCTTACAAAGATGTGATCATTGGCGAGGATGAGCGAAAGGTGCTGATTATTTCGGGGAGTACGATGCACCAAAAAACAGTTTGTTCCATGCCAAATGAAGAATTTCATGAAGGTGATTACATGATTTGGGAAGACAGATATTGGCTTATCAGTGATGTTGACCGTGAGAATGATATCTATTACAGGGGAAATGCGCGAGAGTGCAACAGGCTTCTTCGTTGGCAAAATGCAAAAGGCGAGATAGTATCTCGTTGGTGCGCGTCTGATGAAAAAGCATCGAACACTCAGGGAATAAGTTTCTTGCAAATAATTGACAAGGTGAAAACTATCTTTACTTTGTTTCTCCCGCTTGATGATGAAACGATAAAGCTGCGTCGGCATCAGAGATTCATAATGGATATCGACCTTGAAGATCCCGATACTTATATTATTACAAACAGAAATGTTATTACTTCGGTGTACGATCCCGAGCAAAAACATGGCGTTATCATGATAGTTGTTTCGCAGGATGAACGCAGTCAAGACCATGACAATCTTGATTTGCAGATCGCCGACTACGAAGAACCTGTAGAGCCTGTCATCGGAACAAAGTGCGAGATAAAATTCTCGGACAAACCGACTATCAAAGCAGGCGGTAGCTACAAGGAGTTTACGGCAGTATTCTACAATGACGCGGGCGACGTGGTTGATATGGCTCCTGTTTGGGATTTGACTTTTGTGCCTGGTTCGGAATCATACTATGATTATTATACTGATGGAAAATCTCTGTTTGTCAAAGCTGATAATGAGCCGTCGATCCTGCGGCAGCAAGTCAGGATAGAGCTTACTGCAAGCGGTTCTGACTGCGACTGTGTATTATATGCAAAGGTGGTGTATGTGATATGAGCAAAACAAGCACCAAAAAAGTTTACAGCAGTAAGAATATAATCAAGTATAAAAGAAAACTTGCTTCTATGTTTATCAATGACGAGCGCATGGTGGAACTATTAAACAATGACGAGGTGAAAATACCCGAGGATCTGATATACAAAAATATTTTTCCGTTCATACGAGTTCCGGAAGCTCCTGATGAACAATTGAATTATATTTGTTACAAAGCATATATGCCACAGGTTTACACGCAGTCGATGTTCTTTCAGAAGATGGTCATTGAGATATATGTGATTTCACATCAGGGAGAGCTTGTCACTGATGAAGGCGCGACAAGGATTGATCTGCTTGCTGAGGAGGTAGAGAACCTTTTGAATGGCAGTATGGATTTCGGAAAGAAACCGTTGGAGTTAATATCAAACATAGAAGATAACTGCGGAACAAATCACAGGTGCAGAATATTACGATACGAAGCGGAGGATGTTGACTTATGCGGTTCGACGAGTTGAAGTATCTGATATTTGGGAATGATTTTAAGATTAACGATAATATTATAATCCACAATCCGACTTTGCAAGAAATCTCGGATTTTGGTGAAATGAATTACGTTATACTAATCAATTATGTTACCATGCGCCCATATGACGACATGGTGAGCTTGTGGGATCACGGGATCGACTATGAAGAATTGACTGATTATGATATCTTTCTGAGGAACATGAAAGCGCCGGGAATGACAAAGGATAAGACTTCGATATTATTCGGCGACCTTGATTTTACAGAATACGAAATAGCGATAAATCCGCAAAACAACGAGGTCGTGTTAACAAACGGAGTGAATATGATCGACAAGGGAATCTATCAGCTGATAGTAGACTTTATTCGATTTATCAATTATATTGACACCGATAATCCGAATGAGATCAAACCCGGTTCTTTAGGCACAAAGAAATACCTCATTAAGCGCATGAGAAAGAAACAAGAATTTAATGCGAAAAAGGAATTCAAACAAAATATAGCAAATATAGCATCGGCAATTATCAATATGCCGAATACGTCCTATTCATACAAGGACGTTGAGAATCTTCATATTGCACAGCTTTATGATAGCTTTTACAGGATCTTAAAGCGTGACAATTCACATTATGTAAGACAGGCCATTTACGGCGGAACGATCAGCTCGAAAGATGTTGATAATTCTGTCCTCGAATGGTTTGGAAGTATATCAAAACAGAATAAAGAAAAGGAGAGATGATACATGATTATTTCGGACAAGTATCTTGTACAGGGTATTGAAACCATTACTTGGTTTGACCTGGGAACTAATGTCTGCGAGTTCATCTTCGACGACCTTCAGGAAGCCGAAATGAGCGTTGAGTCGGAGACCATCTACGCAGAAGGTAAGAATGGTACAAGAATCGGCGCGACAGACAGAAATAAGACTTCGACCTTTACCGCCACCAATGGTACTATCGTTGACGGTGCTCTTGCTGTTCAGGTAGGTTCCGAGGTTGAAAAGGGCGTTCAGACCATTAACAACTACATGGATATTATTACCACAGCCAACGGCACTACTGCTGTTACTGAATTCTATCCTGTTGGTGCTACCGGTAAGGAAATTGCTTATATCTATAAGAAGAATTCCGATGGCTCGCTCGGCGACAAGTATCCTATTGCTGCTGCGGCTTCTGCGACTGAGTTTGCGTATGATCCCGAGACCAAGACCATTACTCTGCCTACCGGCGTTTTTGCTGCCAACGATGAGATCGTTGCGTTCTACGATACCAAGGCGAAGGTCGGCAAGCGCGTTGTTAACGAGAATAACAAGTTCTCGAAGACGGGTAAGGCTATCTTTGACATCTTTGTTAAGGATATCTGTACTGACAAGAGCTATCACGCTAAGATTACATACTACAAGGCGAAGATGTCCGGCACATTCAGCCTGACATTTGGTTCCGATTTCTCTACTCACAATATTGAAATCGAAGCTCTGTCCGGTGGTTGCGCTAAGGGAGCATCTACTGTTCTGTGGGATATGGTAATCTACGATGAGGACGAGGTTATCAAGACCAAGACCGAATGGGAAGATCTTGACGGTTAATTTTACTTGGAGCCGTTCTTCGGAGCGGCTCTTTTATTATTATCAAGGAGGTGCAGAATGGTAAAACCTAATCATATCTGTAAATATAGCGGTTGCAATCTTGGAGAAGATGGCGGCCAGAAACATTATTACGCTTGTGATTATTGTGACAGAACCAACGCATGGCGATCAATGGCTTGCTGTATCGAACATTATGAGTTGTATATCAAGGAAGTACTTGAAGCACGAGCGGCAAATAAAAAGGTCGATGTACTGCCCAAGAGGACAGACAAAACAGAAGCAGAAGTTAAAGAAATATTTGAGCTTGATGAAAAGACGGTACTTGACAATACCAAGTCCGAGTTGGGCGATTATATGCAGGACGGCGAAAGTATTGCGAAAGCCGTAGAAAAGGTCAATGAAGAAATTGACAATAATACCAAAAAGAGAAAGAGACGTACAAGGAAATGATATTGAAAGGCGGGTTGATGATATGAGTATTGACACTGCCTTATTTTTACAATTATGAAAGAGAGGAATCAATTATGACTATAAATGAATTTATCGCAAAGGAAAATCTCGACAGGGAGAATCCGTTTGAAGGTTGCAATATTATTAAGAAATTTGGAATAAACGAATATACAGCTGTTGCAAGTGCGGCAGAAAAAATCATATTTAACGAAGAAACCAATCTGTACCGCGCATTATTCAGAGAGTTCGCAGTAAGACTTTCGATAATGAATGTGGTGCTTAATATAGAAATGAGTAACGACGAATACGAGCTTGACGATGTTTTTCAGGCAATTATGTGTTCGGGTCTGTGGCAAAAGTTCTACAAACTTGTCGGCGAAAAGGTAATTCCCGACTTTGCTTCTATAATCAAAGGGATAAACACTTATCTCGATGATGAGGTCGAAAAGAACAGGGCGGGTACAAGAAAGCTCGTTGAAGAAGTTGCGAATACTCTTGTTGCACTCGTGGAAAGCGAGTCTTTCCAGAAGATGCTTGAAACTATTGAAGTCGAAGAAGATAAAACCCCGAAAGAGATTGAGGAGGGTTGATATGGCAAAATTTTCCGCGAAAGCCATAAAAGAAGAACTACAAAAAAAGGCGGACAAGGCAGCGAGAACAAGCAGGGTGACTCAACAGGTTGCAAAAAAAGCTAAGGAGACCATGTATAAGGTTATTAAGGAAAGTGTTTACGATAGTTATTCTCCACTTGTTTATGAACGTCGCGGAGAAAGCGGTGGATTGTTAGACCCTAATAATATTGTAGCCAAAGTATCAGGCAATCATATTACGATTGAAAACCTCGCGGAACCCAATGAAAGTATTTTCGGGGATGAGATAACAGGAGACCCCCAAGGACTTTTATATGATTGGAGCGATCAGGGATTGATAGGAAAGAGTATAATCATGCCTTGGGGGTTCAATAGCGGAAAGTGGCGAAAAGACCGAATGGGAATGACGCTAAGGATTCTGAACGATAAGGAGTTTAGGGATTTTATAGCGCAAGCGATTATTGACGATATCGCTTCATCAAATAAATAATCGAAACACTTGACTTTTATTGATCGTGCATTATAATAGTACTATTATATAATACGAGGTGATACACATGAGTGATAATAATAATGAAAAGAACAATCAAGATGTCATACATGGATTGTTTTCTATAGGTAACGCCGTTAAAAATATTCCTGTTCCGTCAGATTATCCTTTACACAGCAGCGATAAACAAAGTGAACAAGACGAAACAGAGAATGATACGCCTAATCCAACCAAAAAATAAAAAAACTATTACTTATTGTTCTTGACAAGAAACACTATTGATGGTATACTATAAATGCGAACAGCAGTTTGGTATAAAGGGGTGGAATCGTGGGGCTTGTTGGCACAATAGTGTATAGTGATAAATTCGGAAAAGGTATGGTAGTCGATTATTCTCCAGAAAAGAGAATTGATAATCTTACTGTGAAATTTGAACGTTACGATAGGATGACAGTAAATTATTCTTATCCGAAGTGTATTGACTCGTATCTACAAATCATAAATATAGATAAAGATACTTCTGAGTATACAAATTGTTTATATGATGAAAATGCGCCACACATCGAAATGGTTCGTAAAGAAAATATTGTTCCGTCAACGTGTAGAATAGAAGGTCACTGTGACAAGGTTATATACTGCATATTATGTAAGAAGGAAATTAGCAGAGAACGTTTATATTCACCTAAAAAGCCTCATATAAAAGGAAGGACTATAAAGGAGAATGTTGTTGAATCATGTTGTACCGCAGAAGGTTATTTTGATTATAACACATACTGCAAAAGTTGTGGAGTTTTATTAAATAGTTCGAGAGTTATAATAGAAAAAAAACAACATCAATGTGATAGAACAATAATTGACTATGAACCACCTAAATCGAAAACAATAATATCAAGAAAAAAAATAACATATTATTGCACTGTATGTGGCAGAAAGGTTAGTCAATCATATTTTGATACACACAAAAACACCAAACATTCATGCAAAGCCAATGATTATTTATTTGGATTTGAACACGATCCAAGTTATTTTCCTGATATAAAAAAACACTATAATCCAACGTGTCAAGAGAATGGATATCGTGAAGAAGTGTATAGATGTAATAATTGTAGAAAAATACTATTATACGTTTATGAGACTACATTTCCATCATATCATGATTATGTACAGATCGTTGAAAACAAAATAGACAGCACTTGTTTCACCGATGGGTCTTACGAGATTTTAACAAAATGTCGATATTGTGGCAAAATTAAGAAACGAGAATCAAAAATTATTCCCCAAAAGAAACACGAAAGTGAATTTGTCGAAGAAATTTTATATGAACCCACCTACTCACAAAATGGGAAACTTGATATAGTTCGCAGATGTTCTAATTGTAAAAAAGAGCTTGAAAGATTTCATTATATAATTCCGAAGCTAAGTTGTCCCCAACCTTTAAATGGATGTTGCTCATATGATAAAATAAGTGATGAAGAGATTTATTATGAGAATTATGATTGTCTATCTGATTATGAGAAGGTGTTATTTGATTCGCTATCTTATAATGGACTTAGAAGAGAACAAATAATCAAACTTCCAATATATTATAAGATGAGAAAGTTGGGTTTTGAATATTATAAAGGTGATTTTGTTTTTATTGGAATAAATTAGTTCAGTATGTAATTTAATAATTTATTTGTTTCTTTCCTCATTCTTCATTTATTGAAGAGTGAGGAATTTATTATGTCATAAAATAAGTGAGGTGATACAATGGCTTATGATATAGAGTTAAATCCAAAAGTAAAAGATAATGGTGAAATTGAAAAACTTGAAAAAAGAATCGAAAAAATAACCGACAAAGAAATATCGCTTAAAGTTCACGCCGAATCAGATTTAACAGCAAAAAAACTGGATAATCTTATTACTGCCGCCGCTCGATTAAAAGAAATCAAATCAGGCAACAAAACAGTCAACTTTACTGTTAGCGCAGTTGATAATTCAAATTCTTTAGATAATCTTTTAACGAAACTCAATGAGATAAAAAATCTTGCTGAAAGAAACATAGCTTTTACTTTGAATGTTCAAAACACTGGAATAGATGATCCAAAGAAAATCAACGAAATGATTAGTCAAGCCGAGAAAATACAAACGCTTAGAAGTGGAACAAAAAATCTCGCTCTCAATGTTGATACAAGTGGCGTAGCTGAAAAAGTTGATAATGCAATTAAGGCTATCGAAGAAAAGTTTACGACAAGAACACAAAAAATTGCTACTGGGGTTAGTATAAATAGTGATGGCATATCAAAAGAAATTGATAATGCGATTGATAATAAAGCGGGATTAAACTTATCGGTCAAAACAAACATTGACACTAATACACTTTCAACACTAATGGATCAGATTGACAGAATTGTTGCATTAACACCACAAGAATTATCACGGAAAGTCACTCTCGATGTAAATGTTAGTAATTTCATAAAAGAAGTACAGGAAGCTCTTGCGATAATTAACAGCATCAATCCCAAGTTGATTGAAAACGATAAGTCTATTGCAAATGAATTTGATAATCTTTTCGCAAAATATCGTTCTCAAAGTGAGGCATTTAATCAAGCAATTAAGAGCTTTGAAGATAATCCTGAAGCATTTGGGACAAAAGAATTTTCTTCTGCGTTCGACAAAGCAAATAAGAAAGCCAGAGAATTATTTGATACGGTCAATTTGCTTCATAATTTAATCAGTAAGAATGAATTTTTATCTACCTCAAGAGATTATTCAATAGCTCAGATGCCGGAAAGTCCCGAATCATTATTACGAGAATTAAAATCAAAAGCAGCAGGTATTGCAAGTTTTTACGAAGACGAATTGGGGGACGATCAAGAAAAAATCAATGAGTTGTACGATAAATTTAATCAATTATTTAATTTTAAAATTGATTCAAGTTCACTTAAAGATAATTTAAATGAGCTTACAAGCGGTGTTAATGGCACAACACGTTCAACACAAAGTAGTTTGGAAGTAATTAAGGCAGTAGAATCTGCTTTTACAAAAATTACGAGCAAAGTTAATTCATTTCAAGAAGCCACAAACAATATGTTGAATGGCTTAAATCAGACAACCATACAACTCAAAACAGCATTTAATGATTTAAACGGAAACGTTGATGCTGTTAAAAGCACAATAATTACTGATTCAAATGAAATCACAAGAAAAGCAGATGAATTTGAAAAAATCAATGAACAAGTTAAAGATATAAAAATACAGTTAGAAACATTGTCTAAAATAACCAATGCCTTAAAATCACCGTTTAACCTCGATAATTTTGCAACTGTGAATAAAGCGCTTGATAATTTTGATAGACAAATGCAGAATCTAATAGACAAGTATTCTAATACAGAAATCAATCTGACAATCAAAACAAATGACGCTCTTAATACTCTTTCGACCGCAGCGAATAATGTTGAGGCAATGATTCAGGCACAAAAAGTGTTTGAAAAATGGCTTGGAAAATATCATAAAGACCATCCAATTTCACAAGATACCTATGCAAATATCGGTGGCTCCGAAGCGGTTTCAAATGCGCTTGCAAAATACGTTCAAATATTCGGCGCTGATCCAAAGGACATAACGCTCGAATTTAATTCAGTTGGAATAGACAATATTAAAACAGTTTACGATCAAATAACCGACAAGATAGTAAAAATCGGGTTTGAATCAAACAATCTACAAGAAATATCATCTATCGAAAAGTCATTGAATGCTATTGGTAGCGTGGGAAATAAACAAAACAATAACTCGCCTTCAACGCCAAGTTCCGTTACACTCACAGAAGTTAATGCAAATATTAGCGGCGTTATCAATAAATTAGAAGAAATCCGCACTCTTCTCCCGACGCTAAAAATAGAAACTGTTCAAGAAAGCAATATCGAAACTCCCGATTATAAAACCCCACTTGATACGATTAGTCAAAATTCGGGCGAAATAATCAATATATTCCAATCGTTATCTAACCTCATCAACCAATCAAGTGATAATAATACAAGCGAGACAACTCCCGATCCAGTTCTTTCAGAAATTTTAGCGCGACTTACAAGTATTGACACTAAAACAATCCCAATTGATGCAAACAGTAACACATCAGACAATAAATCGTCTATTATCGCTCAGTATATGTCGTTAATTGATTCAAGACTTAAAAATATACAGGAAGTATTATTGACCATCAATACTTCTGCCATGAATAGTAATAGCGAGAATGTTGGTGAAATAAATGACGACACGCGCCTTATTGATATGCTTGGTACGATTGAACAGAATATGGTTGAGGTCATAGGACAGATCGGTAATGTAACAAATACACTTGATCAGTTTGTACAGAATGGAACGAACAAGGATGTACTTAATAATATCTTTGCTAAATTACAGAATCTTCCTACTAAATTAGAGAATATACAGAAGTCAGCGAGTGCTATCACAAAACGCGCAAAACCGATTCAAACAAACACCGGTAACACTTCAACAAAGGTAGGACAGGTTCGCGATACTATCAAAACAAAAGCCGATAACATGATAAGTCATCTTTCGGCTCTTGAAGGCAAAGCAGATAACGACCAGCCAAATAATCTTCCAACAGCAGATAACATCACTTCCCTGCAATCAGCGCTTAAAGATCTCACAACAGCGATCCAATCTCCGCAGGCTCTCGAAAATGCACAAGGAAATCAAAATCTAAACAACGCTCCTTCTACAGCCGAGGCCGCAGCCAACTTAGCCAATGTATCCGATATGCGGGTTCAGGCAGAAAACCGCCTCAAAGAATTCAGAAAAGTTCTTGGCATAATGAGCGGCGGTGAATTCAGCGATATATTCGGAAGCACTCATGATATCGAGGCGTATATCACAAGTCTTGAAACGTTGAATAAAGAGATAGCCAGCGCAGGAAAACTGTTGAATCGCGGCGACATTTCTTCAACGCAAAGAGCGAATGCACAAAATATGCTGCATACCAACAACGCGATACTCAACGGATACATCA